CTAACCCATGAACTACGAAAAAGACATGCAGATTGATGAGTCCGCTCTTGACATAGAATGGCTGGAGCAGCCTTCCTTAATGATGAAGTATGCCCGTAATTCAGCTTCAGCTAAAATGGATTTGGACAAAGCTAAGGAAGCGTTGGATTTAGTAAAGGCTGAACTTGATAAGCATATACGTATTAATCCAAGTAAATTTGATATTGAAAAAATTACTGAAGGGGCTATTACCGCTGCTATACTTCAACATGCTAGATACAAAAAGGCCAGTGAGGTTGTTATACAAGCTCAGTTTGAAAACAATATTGCACAAGGAGCCGTAAAGGCATTTGACGCTCGTAAGGATGCTTTAGAAAATTTAGTACGTTTACACGGACAGCAATATTTCGCTGGCCCTAAAATGCCAAGAGATTTAGAATGGGAACGTGCTGAGCGACAAAAACACGTAGATGCTGGAGTGGCATCTAAAATGACAAGGAGGACAAAATGAATGAAGTAACCACCATAGCTTTAGGTGTAATAGCCCTTGGAGTAATTATATACTTTGGTAGCCGATTACAAATGAAAGGGTGGCTGCATGAAATAAAAAATCAATTTAAAAATGAATATCAACAATTTGTAACAAAAAGAGAAAATGAAAAACAAAAAAAGCAATTTCCGGGGGAAGGTGAGTAAAGACGCCCAAAAACAACAAAGAGCCGCAACTTCTTATGGACATTTACTATTGCCTAAAGGAGCAAGTGTCTTTAATGCAGAGCCAGGTAGTCGTGTCAAACTTGACTTTCTACCTTATGAAGTAACTGATCCAAAGCATCCTGATCGTGATCCTGAAAGTGATATAGCTACACCAGGTTCACTATGGTACAAACGTCCGTACAAACTCCACAGAAACGTAGGTTCAACAAATGACAGTCATGTCTGTTTAACTTCTGTAGGAAAGAAATGTCCTATATGTGAATACAGGGCAAAGAGGATTAAAGAAGGGGCCGATAAAGAAGAGACAGATACAATGCGAGCCTCTCTGCGTAATTTGTATGTGGTTGTTCCACTTGATGATAAGAAAGCGGAAGCTAAGCCTCATATAATGGACATCAGTCAATTCCTTTTCCAGAACTTACTTAATGAGGAATTGGAAGAGAATAAGGATTATGAAGTTTTCCCAGACCTTGAAGAAGGGTACACACTTAAAGTTCGTTTTGACAGCAAGACAATTGGTAAAGGACAACCTTTTGCTGAGGCTGACCGAATTGACTTCCTGGAGAGAACTGAAGCTTATACAGATGCCATACTTGATGATGTTCCTAACTTGGATACCGTTCTAAAAGTTCTTACGTATGAAGAACTCAGTGATAAGTTCTTTGAACTTGAAGGTGAAGAAAAGGGAGGGGAATTAAAGGAAGCTAAAGAAGATGCTCCTGCCCGTGCCCGTAAACCCAAGGAGGAGCCCGTTGAGGAAGAGGACAAGCCGGTAACACGTATACGCAAGCCTAAGGAGGAAGAGGTGGAAGAGGCTCCTGTGAGGACACGTAAACCCAAAGAGGAAGAAGTAGAAGAACCTCCTACACGTACACGTCGGGCAACTCCACCAGTAGAAGAGGATGAACCTCCAGTAAGAACGACTCGTAGAAGTGCTCCTGTTGAAACAGATAAAGCAGAGAAATGTCCATCCGGTCATAAATTTGGTAAAGATACTGACAGATTCGATGAGTGTGACAGTTGTACCATTTGGGATGCTTGTATGGAAGAAAAAGAGAAATAATATGCCAATATTAAAAAGTACAGATCCAGATAAGGGTAGTAGGCTCGTAGGAGTCTACCTACCCTCTGATACGCATAGGGAACTGACTTTATTATCCATAGCGAAGGGCCAATCTAAATCAAAGATAATTAAAACTTTGATTGAGGATTGGATCTTACGACAAAAGGAAAAGAAGGGAGACAGGGAAGTATTGCGTGAGATAACTAATCGTGCCAGTAAAAGGTGGCAGATAGAAAAGATGAAACTCAAACCATTAACCTTTGCTCTATTTAAAGAACGTCTGGGGGACGAACTATTAGGTAAAGGTATGTTGGAAGACCATGTAAAAATAATTCTAAACGAAATTGAAAAGTAATGGAGAGGACAACTAAATCAACTCCCTTGAGTCAACAAATGAAAAACAGAGTCAATGAAAAAAGGGAAGAAAAAGAAGAATACGATGGAGATTTTGGAACGATTATCAGTACAGGATCAACGTTACTCGATCTTGCCTTATCAGGAGGCAGAGTCAGAGGTGGTGGTCTACCAGGGGGAATTCTGGTTGAAATATTCGGTCCAAGTGGTAGCGGGAAAACAGTTCTCCTTAGCGAAATTGCAGGAGGTGTGCAAAGGCAAGGTGGAGACCTTATCTTCTATGATCCCGAAGCAAGACTTAATGAACAATTCGCTAAACTTTTTGGGTTAGAACTAAAAGAAGGTATGTATAAAGTACCTAACAAAATACCTGAAGTATTCTCTGCTGTGCGTAAATGGGAACCAGTAGGCAAAGGAGATGTTCATGGTATTTGTGCAGATAGTCTTGCCGCATTGTCTACTGATATGGAAATGGACAATGAAGAAGGGGATAAAATGGGACAACGTCGAGCAAAAGAATTTTCAGAACAACTGCGTAAGACGTGCCGTATTATAAAGCAAAAGAATTACTTAATGGTTTGTAGTAATCAGGTTCGTCAAAATATGGACGCTGGTGCTTACGGACAGAAGTATGTAGCCCCAGGAGGGGAAGCAATGGGATTCTATGCCAGTGTACGGTTAAGGTTTGCCAGGGCAGAAAAGATATATGAAAAACATACCTACCAAGGCAAGGAAGTAAAACGTGTTATAGGTGTTGAAGTTGAAACGGAAGTGTTTAAATCTTCTATTTGGAAACCTTTTCACAAAGCACCAATTACTATAATATTTGATTATGGTATAGATGATATACGCCAAAATTTACAATTCATCAAGGACTATTCCAAACAAAGTGTTTACACGCTTGGTGGACAATCACTTGACAAAAGCATGCTTGAAGCAATTAAAATTATAGAGGAGGACAAACTTGAAGTAGAACTCAAGGAGGAGGTTATTAATCTTTGGGAAGATATTGAAAGTAAATTTAAACAAGAACGTAAACCAAAGAGATAATGCCAATTGAAATTAAAGTAGGAAAATTAAAAAGTAAGGCCTATATGAAAGAAGAATACCATTTTAAAAAAGAACACCCAATTCGATGGTGGATTAGAAAACAAATAAGAATTTTTTTAATTTGGTGTAGAAGGTCAAGGAATAAAAAGTTATACATCAAAAAAAGGAAATAATGTTTAAGATACTTACTAACGATCCCTCTATGACTGCCTGGGGTTGGGCAGTACTTACTTCCGAGGGAAAGATCCTCGACTGTGGATGTATTAAAACAGCACCTGAGGTAAAGAAAAGACGGATAAGGAAAGGAGACGATACCGTGCGTAGGGTTAGTGAAATTAATCAAAAATTACTATCCCTCATAGATAAATATGACGTGCGGTATCTTTTATCCGAACTGCCCCACGGAAGTCAAAACGCCTCTGCTGCGGTTATGATAGGTATCGTTGTGGGAATCGTACAGACATTATCGGATACACTTACAATAGGAGTTGAATGGTACTCCGAACAAGATTCTAAGAAATGTGTCTTGGGTAAGAAGGCTGCTACCAAATCGGATATGATTGACGCCATAAGTGGTTTATATGAAATAGATTGGAAAGGAGTAAAATATGCTGATGAAGCCATTGCTGACGCTCTTGCTGTACATTATGTAGCAACAAAACAATCACCTGTCTTAAAAGGAAGACTATGATAAAGCAACTTATAATACAGAATTTTCAAAGTCACAAGGATACAGAGTTAAACTTTCACCCAGGTGTCAATATTATAGTAGGAGATACCGACTCAGGTAAATCTGGTATTATGCGCGCCTTTCGTTGGCTAAAAGATAATAGACCTACTGGTGAAGGTTTTCGTTCTTGGTGGGGTGGGAAAATGCTTGTAGAAACATTTACAGATGATGCCCATATTATACACCAAAAAGATAAACAGGATGAGTATATTTTAGGAGATACTCATTTTACTGCATTTAAAACAGAGGTACCTGAGGAAGTGAGAAGGGCCTTAAACTTTACTGATATCAACATACAAAGGCAACTTGATGGTCCTTTCTTATTAAGCAAAACTTCCGGAGAGGCTGCTTTACATTTCAATCGTGTAGCTAAACTGGATAAGATTGATACAGGATTAACTAATGTCAATTCTTGGATTCGGGAATTAACTAACAGGATCGGACAACCTGCGGTAAAAGATAAACCTGCTACAGGTCTTATTAAACAAATAGTGGACAACGAGCGGGAACTTACCAAATATGAACACTTAGATAAGTTCGAGGCGGAGATAGAAGTGTTAGAAGAATTAGATAAGCAATATAAAACTCTGGTAATAAATGAATCAAAGCTTGAACTGCTTATTGAGGAAATAGAACAGGTTGAAAATGAGATTGAGAATGTTTCTCAAATACTTCTTATAGAAAAAGATCTGAATGTCATATTAGATGATATGACAAAGTTGGAAGAAATAAAACATAAAGAACATTCTCTATCTATGGCTATACAAGCAATAGAATGGATAGATGTTTCCATAGAAGGCAAGCAAAAACTTTTAAATATGGAGGCTGACATTGATTCTTTATTACAATTACACATGGAGAAAGATAGATTAGATAAACAATACAATGATTTATCTTCCCTTATACTGAAAATAGAAAACATAGAAACGGAAATAACCAATGCAAAAAATACCTATGAAATTCTTCATAAAGAATTTGAAGAGACGTTTCCGGATGTTTGTCCGTTATGTGATCAAAAAGTAAAAAAACATGGCAAAGGTAAGGAGGACAAAACTATTGAAAGAAGCAACAGCAATACTAACAAGTGATTGGCATCTACGGGAAGATCCCCCTACATGCTTCACAGGAGACTGGCATCAAGAACAGTGGAAAGCAGTAGAACGTGTGCGTGAACTACAAGCAAAGCATAATTGTCCTGTAATACATGCAGGAGACTTATTTCACCATTGGAAGCCCTCTCCAGGTTTAATATCCCAGGCTCTGTATTTTTTACCTAAAAAGTTTTACACTATTTATGGACAACATGACCTACCGCAGCATAGCTGGGAACTGAGAAGTAAGACAGGCTTACATACTTTAGAAGTGGCTGGAGCTCTTACCGTACTGAAAGAATGCCATTACGGTAAAATGCCTGTAAAGGGCAGTTTATTCTTTCCAGGATCTGAAGTGACTATACTTGTTTGGCATCACTTAACTTATATTAACCCTCCATTCCCAGGAGCCAAGGAAGGTATGGCAGAAGGACTGTTAAGGAAATATCCTCAATTCAGTTTAATAGTAACGGGGGACAATCATCAATCCTTTCAAACGGAAT